TATCATCCAAATAGATGAGGAAAGGTTAGTAGAGGATCAAATAGTTGTCATTCAAGCATACAAAGAAAGGAATATGTAGGTAGTAAATTATCTACAAGAAAGAGAGGAAAAATAATGGAGTATCCATTAAAAATAAATATAGTTATTGATTTCAATAATGGAGAAATGGTTAGTGTACATTGTACTGATGATGAAGCTGTACTTGAATCAGTAAGAGTTAGAAAATCAACAGATGGTAAGAAACCAGAGTTTGAATTATGGACTCATATGGGTATGCTAAAGGACTAATGGCTTACCAATCAAAAAACTGTAAGAAAGATGAGAGATATTATTGTGATTGCTGTGGTGGTTGTCATTGTAGTATATGTAATGAAGATTATCCTAATTAAAAGAAAGGGGATGTAGTGAACAAGCCAGATCCAAAAGAAAGTTACGACATTTATGATGAAAAGGACCTATTAGAATGGTTAGAGGTATCTATCCAGGAACTTAAAGACATAGAAAAGATAAATAAAGAATGGTTGGGAATAAGAAACAGACTTATCAAGCAGCTATACGAATTTTTATCTATGTCGCCTAGTGAAATAGGTAACAGAGTAGGAATGTCTAGGCAGATGGTCCACAGAATAATTAAAGACTAGACTAAACCCCCTATTGCTAGGGGGATTTAATCCAGAAAGGAAAATAACAATATTCTTATTGAGAAATCATTATTTATATATTTATCATAACACAAGAAATTGTCATAGTGGTATGTTATTATAAATAAAATGTAGGCACAGAAAGGAAACAAAATGCCAAAATTTAATATAGATAATTACGAATTAGTAGAAGATAGATTAAAAAAATTCTGGAAAGATAACCCTAACGCAAGGATCAACACAGATGTTGTAGGTAATTCTGATGATGGAACTATGGTTATTGTTAAGGCAGAGCTATTCATTAATAAAGAAGATACTTTACCTATCGCAACAGGATTAGCACAAGAAACAAAAGGACTAGGTGGATTTGCTAACAACGAAGCCTGGTTAGAGAACTGTGAATCAAGTGCAATCGGTAGAGCATTGGCTAATTGGAAGTATCAAGGCAGCAAAAAACCTAGACCAACCCAAGAGGAAATGAAAAAGGTTATTGCCAATGATGATGTAGTTACAGAGAAAGCACCAGATCCACCTAAAAAAAAACAGGTAACACAGGAGAATGGGAAATCCCATTCTGAAATATCAGAGGTTGAACTAAAGAAACTTGTCTTTGAAATGTGCGATAAAGATAAGAAGTTTGCTGAAGCCTGTTGGAAAAACTCTCTTGATAGAACTAAGTTAAAAGACAAAGCCCTTACTGATAATGTAGGCGAGTGGGAGAAATATACAGTAGAGATGTTCTTAGAATTTGCTGACAATTATGTTAAGAAATTTAAGAAAGACTTTGAGATTAGAGCAGGTAATTCTGATACTATAAATGATACATTAGATTTTTTTAATGGAAAAATTGTAGAGGAAAAGGAGAACGAAGTGGCAGACATACCAAGTGGAGATTGGGAACAAGATCCAATTAGTGAAGGACAAGTAAACTTTATCAACTCATTAATAACACAATGTATTGATGCAGGTCAAGATGAAGTCGCAGCCGAAGCCAAGAGTTATCTAGCAAGTGATGGAGCTACTAAAGGTAGTGCGAGTGCTGTGATAGATAAGCTAAAGAACTCACTTAATTAAAAGCTAATACAGGAAGGAAGATGAGTGATAAAAGAAATACAAAGACTTCAAAAAGAAGGTGCGACATTAAGATTCTTTAATGGTGCTGATTGGTACATAGAAAAGGATGGAATAATACACTACTTCAATACAGTATTTGGAGAGTATAAGAAACAGGGTGCTGAATGGAGCAAATGGTACTGTTCCAGGAACAGAATCAGGGATGACTTTGACAAGTGTATTAAATCCTACTTATCTGTTGCAGAAGAAAACAGGAAAATAAGGAATAATGTTTAATACAAAATCATTCACACCTTGCGTTCATTGTGGGGGTATATCAATACGCATAGTCAAGAGAAAAGATAAGTCAGAGTATGGACTATGTAGGGATTGCTATGATTCAGAATACAGAAGTGCCTTATGATTAAGTTAAAAATAATAGTTTCAAATGCAGGGGAGTTTAAGGACATAGAGATTGTTGAAATTCCAAAGCACATACCATTAGAGGTAGAGGTTGTAGAGGAAGAATGAAACAACACGAAGTCATAGAGATAATTAACAGGGATTATCCACAGATGGATTCGTTTGTTGAGAGTGAGTATCAGTACACCACCTATGATGCAGAGAACAAAGACTTTATACTAGAGATCAAGTCAAGGAAAGCAAAGTATGACAAGTGGCTTATTGAGAAACATAAGTTTGATTCCAATGTAGATATTGCATTACGAAAGAATAAACAATTCCTTTACCTTACAGAGTACAGAACAGGTATGTTGGTATGGAATATAAATGATTTAATTAATGTTGGCTATGACTTTGGTTGGGAGTTTAAGGAACAACCTAAGACCACAGATTTTGATAACAACAATAAGATTATGAAAGAAGTAGGATACCTACACGAACATTATGCGAGATTACTGTAATGAGAGTTGGAAGTTTATTTAGTGGTATTGGTGGAATGGAGTATGGACTAGAGAGATCTGGACTATCAACTTCTTGTGAGTGGATGATTGAGATGGATGAGTACTGTTGTTCAGTATTAGAAAAGAATTTTCCCAACACATTAGTATTAAATAATAAAGTAGAAGATATAAACCCTTTGGATTTACCAAAGATAGACATATTAACGGCAGGATTTCCCTGCCAACCTGTATCTGTTGCAGGTTCAAGGAAAGGAGTAACAGATGAAAGATGGTTATGGGATGAAGTATGGAGATTTATTGATGTACTACGACCACGATACTTCATCTTGGAAAATGTGCCAGGAATATTTACAGCGAACAAAGGGAAAGCCTTTGAAAGAGTTATCAAAGATATTGCCGAGAGCAGGAGTTATAGATTTGAATGGCAAGTTATATCAGCAAGAACAGTTGGTGCAGCACACCTTAGAAAAAGATTCTTCGGAGTTGGAACATTGGGAAACACCGAACACAATGGATCATCTCAATCCGAGAACAGGGAAAGCATTGGAGAATGTTCTATATCGTGGCGACAAGGAGAAGAAGTCCAAGAGAAAATCAACAGGGAATCTAAGGGAGAATCCCAAGATAACTCAATGGGGAACTCCAGCAGCAAGTCAGTTATGGCGACCAATAGGTCCACTACCACCATCCCACCGAAAGGGAACTCACGGAAAGACAATGTTAGAGAAGGAAGTGGGAGAGAAGCAACCAGAGTTAGCAGGGAAACGGCTGAACTATGGATGGGTAGCACGGCTTATGGGTTTCCCAGATGGATGGCTAGATTAGGTTTAGTTAATGTGTGGACAGGTAATATTAATAATTGGAGAACACCAACAACAGCAGACAAAAAAGAAGATGCTTTGAAACACGCAACTAAACTGTTGCAAGGTAAAGATACAAGAGCATCAGGGGAATCTGTACAAATAACATTAGCTGACCAAGTAGCTATGGATGATATAAATAATAATCCTGAATTGTTTGATAAATATAAGGATCATATAATGATGAAGCGACCTAACCTACCTGAACAAAAAATATTTGTTGATTATTTAAGAAGTGTTACATCAATAAAAGAACTATCGGAAGGTACTGATATTAAAAAAACTACTATTGAACATTGGTTTAGGTATGATACTTCTGGTTTTAGTTACCCCAACATAGAAGATTGGGAAAAAATTAAACCCTTTCTATCTGAAGTTAAATACGATAAAGAGATGACAACCCTTGAATCTTTTGAGTGGGGAACAAGTATAGATATAGAATTTCCTACTGCTGCTGCTAGAGATTGGAAAGAAACATACGGAACAGTTCTTACAGGCAGTAAAACATCTAAGAGAAAAACTTTACCACTTGAAATATTTAGACAGCAAAGAGATAAGATCAAAGACCTAGCTTTATGGGAAATAGGTATGCCTAGGTCTATGGGAGATTATCCAGATCGTAAAGCAAGACTTATGGCTTTAGGTAACGCAGTAGTTCCTCAATGTGTAGAACTTGTTGGAAGATTAATAAAAAGAGCAGATGAATTAGGTACAATGGTATTTGATGTAGAGATAGAGGAGAGTATATGAGTGATATATCAGTAAGTGATGCAGCCATAGGTGTTTTATTAGCAGAGCTTGAGAAAAGAGGAGCTTTCAAAACGATTATGTTTGTAGATGAACAAGGTAGGAATGAAATCAAAGCAATCATTCCACCAAAACCTTTGTTCGTTACACAAAATGCTGTACAACAAGAAGAAGAATAATGTTTTATAAAGTATTCAAGTTATATTGTGAGTGCAAAGGTCGGTTAATGTGGGATAAGATAAACGACAATTACTTCTGCGAGGAATGTAATAAGCAGTACACCTTAGATGAAATGGAAGTAGATGAAGCAGTATCAGTTTAAGGATACGAGCAGAACAATATACCAGATAGAAGCTGAAAACATTGAACAAGCTGAAAAGATTTTTGATACTCTATGGCTACATAAACAACACAGCATTGATGATATATGTGCTAAACATAACATTCATAGAACACAAAATATTTGGATAGAGTACAACTCAAAGGATTTTTAAGTTACACCCCACAAATTCCTTCGCACTCATCATCAAATAAATTTCCTTGGAAACCCTTTTGCTTGTCTTTGAAATTAACTTCCTCTAATGGTATGAACGAGTTATGAAGATAATTCTTATAACCTTTTTTTACATCTCTTATAGCATTATCAAAATCTACTGCTTCTTGAAATTCTGCTGGGTAATTTGTTTTAAGGTGCAACCATTCCTCGTTACTATGATAAGGACACATTATACAAGCACTTCTCGGAGCTGTCTTTAATCCTTTTAATTCAAAGTAATGTTTACAATCGTGCCTAGATAAATCTAATTCAATTAATGGATAATAATTTACTTGCCATTTGTTTCTAGGTTGCTTAGCTCTCTGTATTTCATCTGTACTTATGCCCATAACCACTTCAACTGTTTTTCCTCTTAGGGTTTTTACACCAAGCAACTCTCTAATCTTTTTATTTATAGGTTGTATTTTATAATCATTAGTGCATTGTCGCCTACCTAAAACTTTCTTTCCAGTTTCTATTTCTATTGCTTTAGTAGGCATTGTAAGGAAACCTTTATTTGTTCCATATTCTTTAGTTGCTAAAGCATCTTCAACTATATTAGATTTTTTTGTTATATGTAAAGGAATAAACTGATCACTCATTTTTCTAAGATATTCAAGATAGCTATAAACTTCTTTTGGCTCGTTACCTGTATCTGCAAATATACTTACATCTGCCATAGGTATTTCCCCTTCCAACATCTTAAAGAGAACAGTTGAACTCTGAACACCTGCACCTAGTGAAAGAACTCTTAGATCAGGTTTCTCATAATCAATATCTTGTAGTGATAACTTCACAGTATCTTTAAGTTATCCCAACCATTCTTATCAACAGTTAAAGTAAGTACACCAGGTTCATTCCATAGTCCTGTCCTTGCAGTAAAGTCATCACTTGCATCAATACTAGGACATTGAATCCAAGTTCTCTTACCCTGTTGCATTAGTCGTGGGTGGTGGTAGTGTCCTGTAATTAGTATCTCTGCTTCTCCACTAGGCAACCAACCAAACATCTGTCCTTGCCACCATTTAAGTATCTTACCTTCAGGACCAGATCCACCTGTTGTCATATGTCCGTGTGTTATAGCTACCTTCTTACCAAATATATCAAAGACTTGGTGGAAACCATCTGCAACCTGCACATTAACTTTCTTATATCGTGGGTTCTTATCCATAATCTCTCCACAAATCTCAAGGTGCATAGTATCAGAGTTATCTAATCTATTTGTGGTAACACTTGTCTTACCTGAACGGAACTCTCCGTGATTTCCTGGTACTCCACCTAAGATAATCTTGTCTGCGTGTGGTAGGAAGTTATCAACTGTTTTCATTATAAGTTTTCTAGCTAAATGAAACTGTTGAGTGAGAGAAAGTTCTATATTAAATGCTTGTGAATCGTAGAAACCAAAACAGTTCTCTGTTAAATCCCCCATACCAAGAAGATATATCTCTTTTATATCAGTTCCACCCTTACGGAGTGCCTTAATCCTATTTACACCCTCTATAAGAGCTTCCTCGTAGCGATTAACAGTATTCTGAACACCAAGATCAGACTTCCCTAGCTGCCAATCACTCATCATAAAGAGAAAGGCTGTATCTCCCCCATACTTTTTCTGTTTTAGTACAGGTTTCTTACCTATTTCTTTATCTAACTTAGCAAAGAACTTATCTCTTGCTGGATTCTTGGCTCTAACTACCCCCTTAAACGCATAAAAGGTGGTTACTTCCCCACCTTTTAACTGTGCGTTCCAAGAACTAGCCTTAACTTTGCCTTCTATTTCGTAGTATTTGGGGTTGAAACCCCACTCTTTTAAGATCTGGTCATACTTATTCTTGTAATTTGGATCTGTTCCTACATAAGTTATCTCGCCAACACCAGCTTGTTCATCAAACTCAACTGATGGTTGCCAACCTGACTTATAATAGTTATTACCTAAGTCTTTTTTCTCTGTCATATGCAACCCCTTCTGTTTATTAACAACAGTATAGTCGCCTGATATGACAGTATCTGTTACTTAGTTATTTGTTTTTTAGCATATGTCTTGACAACTGCTAATGCAGCACCACCACCTGCAAGTGCAGCTAACTGTAAAGTTCCAGCATCTACACCTACTAATGGAGCAACTGTTAAAGCACCTATAAATGCTTCAATAAATGTCCACGCAGTTCTTTCAATCATATCCTTGAGATCATCACTCATTTTATACTCCCACGCATCATTCCAAGGTGTCCATTTAATATCGTTCTTAAATGTACCATCAGAGTTTCTGCTTCTTTTATACTTTTCAAACATTACTTAAACCTTGAGTAAGATCCCCAACCTCTGTCAATTCTCTTACTCTTGTTAATTTTACTAGGTTTTTTTAATTCCCCATCAAAATCTACATATGTTACTGATGCTCCCCCAGTTTTTATAGCTGAAACCACATAAGGATAGATAAATTTATAAGCAGAAACTGAACTTCCTATAAACCCATCTCTCTTAACAAGGTTACTCTCTTGTGATTGTCCAACAATAAGACAACCAGAGGTATGTTCATCTGTATTACCTGTATGCCATAAGATATATTCAAATCCTGGTACATCTTTAACCCAGATCATACCTTCGTGAAAACCATACTTCTTCTTATATCTGCTATGAAACCCACCTTCAGTACGAAGTTCTAACTTATATGTACCTGCTGGTATCCTCGTTTCGTGCATCACTTTAGTATCTCTTTTCTCATCTTCAAGAGTATATGCAAGGAACTTTCTCTTACCATTGGATACATCAAACAATATTCCTGATGTACTATCTTCTTGACTACTTATTCTTAATACTTCTAAATTCATTACTCCTCAATTATATACTTTATTAATTTACCGAATATTAATCCTACCATAATAAATAAAGCTATTGATAGTATCTCCATTATTCTTCCTCTCCAATACAAGTCGGACACAAAAAACTTTTATCGTAGTCTTGCCAATAAGGTGTAAGACATCTCTCGCAGTAAGCAGTTAGGATAACTTCTGACATTATCTCTTACCCCCATCATAAGCTACTGCGTGTCCGACTTCTATCATCTCTTGGTTAATATTTGTTTCATCTATATAAAGTTCTCCGAGTACTCTGCCATATTTACCTGTTCCTTGTGAATGTAACTCAACTGATTCATCAGCTAGTCTATCAATAAGCCACTCTTTCGCAGCCAACCCTCGTTCTTTCTCCTTCTTATCTCTGGTTCTAGACTCTGGAGCGTTGATGCCCACAAGTCGTACACGACATTTATGCCACACATCAAAACCCAAATCAATTCTAACATCTACTGTATCTCCATCTACTACTCTAAGTACCTCAACTCCATAATAATATTTCATTTACTCTCCTGGTTCTATCATTATACATTCTCCAGGACATTCTTCTGCTGATTCAATAACATCTTGTAATAATCCTTCAGGGATTGTGGCAATACCTTTAGCACCTTCTTTGTTCCCCTCTGATTCTGCGTATATGTGGTCGCCATCTTTAACATAATATAATCCATCATCTAATCCAACAAATACATCTGGAGCTATCTCCTCGCAGATACCATCTCCTGTACAGATGTGTTGGTCTATCCATACCTTCAATTCTCTACTTGTCTTTTCTTAAACCTAATGTGATCAGCCATAGGGTTATTGAACCTAATATAGCTATCCCCACTATATCTTTAGCAGTACCAGTTAAGGTAAGCCAAGCGATAAAGAAGCCCAAAAGTGTGAATGTTTGTGCGATTGTTTCTTTTATTGCTTCTATAAACCACCTAGCAAATGCTTTAACTGCTCTTGGTATATTAACTACTATGTGATAAGGGAGAGCCAATATATTAAATATTAGATTTATAAATTTCTTTATCATCTTATCCTTCTAATAGGAATTATAGAGCTTGTTGCTATGATCTGGGATACTATGATTACAGGCACAACAACTTCTTGTGCCTTCTCCTTTTGATCTGTTGTCATATCATTACCTATCTCTATAACTTCTCTAAGTTCTATTGGTTCTATCTCTATATCAATAATAGCACCGATTGGATCTGCTATAAATTCTTCTAACTGAACTTCTACTACTGCATCTGCTAAGGTATAGTCATCACTATCATCTTCTGCTGCCCTCTCTACAAACTCCTCAACTGCTTGTGCAACAGCAGGTTCTTCCTCTATAAGTTCAGCAACAATCTCTAGCTCCTCTGTTTCCACACCCAATACTTCAGCTACTACTTCTTGTTCTTCTTCTGTTAGTGTTTCTAATTCCTCTACCTTATCAACTACTTCCTGGACAGCTTCCTTTTCTTCCTCTGTAAGTTCAGCTATTTCTTCAGTAGGTGGTGGTATTGTTGTAGTGGTAGTAGTAGTTGTCGTGGTAGTAGTAGGAGTTAGCTGTTCTTTAATTTCTTCAGCATCAACCTCTTTTATTTCTATAACTTCTTCCTCAACTTGTTCTGCTAACTCCTCAAGTTCCTCAATACTTTCTTCAATCTCTTGGATAACTTCAACAAGTTCCTCTATTTCTTCTTCCTCTAGTTCAACATCTAACTCTAATGCAGCTTCTAACTCTGCCTTGATAGCATCTTCCTTTTCTTTCTGTATGCGTTCAGCTTCCAACCTAGCTTCTTCCTCTAGTCGTAATCTCTCTGCTTCTTCTTCAGCAGCTATTCGTTCTTCTTCAGCAATACGAGCAGCTTCAGCTTCGGCTGCTTCTCTTTCCCTGCGTTCAGAATCTAACTCCCAGTAACCAGTTTCAGCTTGGTTATTATCTCTCTCCCAATCCTGAGCATCATTATATTCTCTGACTACTCTTTCTTCATTTGTTTCTAAGACACCTGTTTCTACATT